CACTTCCCGTGCGAACATGCAGCGTCGAACATCGTCACCCGGACGGAAACCCGGCTCCGGGTAGCACTGCCTCGGATCCCTACGTTCAATTAGCGGGATCTGCTGCTCGAGGTCGGGGACAATCGTCCACACCGACATGCCGTACGCTGCTTTATCCATCACTGATCGAGGGATCAGCATGTCTATCGCATTGATGTCCATATAGGACACTGCGATCTGCTCCATCAACGCAGCAGTTTTCTTAGCTCCCTGAGTAGGACGATCCGGTTGCACTCGAACAGTAGGAACCAGCGAAGCTGACTCAGCGGTGTCCTCGAGCGCTACCTGAATAAGGTTCGGTGACCGAGAATCAACGCCTTCTTCGTCCGGGTCGAAAATGTCGAAATCGCCACGGACCACACGGTCAATAGTTTCCATCCGGACATCACGGTCATAGTGTCGTGAACGCCACGAGGCGTACATGTTTGGAATTCGATCGACGTCAAGCATCAGTTCTGAACTTCAACAATGTCTACGAGGGCTCGTTCGACTTTTGACATCTCTCTACCAGTCCTTATCTCGAACGCCTTCGCCCGAACTTCAGCCTCTGTGGCATCCTCCGGCATCGTGAAATAAACGGGTTTTTCGTCTACCAACGTGGCGCAAACAATTTCGTTCTCTGCTTTGGCCGCTTTGGCCCTCGCAAACGACTTCTTATTCTTAGAATTTTTGAACATAGGGGCCTCGTAGGCCCACCCGACAAGTGTCGCCTAGTTACTGGGATTCCAGATCTGAGGGTCAATATTCATAGGCGGAGGACCGTCTTCGATGTCGTATTCCTCTACCGAACCATGCGGCTGGGCTTGCCCGACGGTCTGTCGACGGTATCCCCACTGGCCACGAGTCATATGACCTGGGCGTTGATCCCGAAGGTTTATGCCCCGTACTTCTTGATTCTGGAAGTCCACTACACGACGTCGACGTTTCACACGGTTAGGTACCCGCATGCGTTCATGGAACATCGGCAAATGCGCTCGGTTCATGAGATCTCTAACACCAAGATCAGCGAACCACAGGCTCATGACACGGTCACTGACAGCTCCCATTGGGAAAGCAATCAGCTCCTCCAACAACGGTTGGAAGATCTGTGTGGTTGGGGCGTTACCCCACGGGATAGAAACCAAACCCGTTTCCATTAAAGGAGCCATTGACTCCACACCAAACTGTGGATCCCATTTGTTGCCATGAGTGTGGTGAGGAACAACCCTCACTCCCCTCTTAGCGAGATGCTGAACCAGCTCCATGTCGTACTGCACGATCTGTGACTGCACACCGTTCGACTCGACTCTCCACTCAAACAGCGGGTACCGGTCAGTCCAATCCAAAATCTGGTTCTTCATCTGAGGGGCTTTCATTGACTTCACAGCCAACGAGTCCACCAAATACCGTTTCCCGGTAGCAGGGTCTACCCCTATCAGAGTGAAAGCGGTGTACCCCGATCCTTTATTGGCCCCCGCCGGATCCAAACCAGCAAAAAGACGCCACGACGGATCGTAATGACCCTGAACACGAGACGTGTCTTTGCAAGCGTCAATCATGTCTTGAGTGAAACTTGCACCCACACCCGGAATATCGACCTGCTGATAAATCAGTTGGAAGTCCGCAGGACGCATCTCCGAACGGTGAACCAGAGCTTGCGTGTACGGGAAATGCTCCGGCCACAACGTCTGCTCAGTCTCATCATCCATAATGCACGGGTATCGCAGCACCTTGTAACCGGCTCTTGTTGCCAGCGTCGAGTACACGTCACCCGGATTTACACGGGTACCGATCCAAATCGCACGACCCGTCTTACCGATACGAGACAGAGCTTCTTTGTCGAACCACTCCAACATGGCAGCAACCCGATCAGGGTTACGTTGATTATCCAATGTGGCGACGTCGTCGAATTTGATGACGTCGGCTCGTCGACCGTAGATCTGTTGACCCACACCCAAAGCTGCGATCGTAGGGTCCTTCTCAGCGGTAGTACGCCCAGCAACATAAATAGATTCACTTGACCAATTCGACTGCCCGTCAGGTTTGAATGGGCCCCAATCCTCAATGGGATTAGGACCCCCCTCGTACAGCTCCGGGTTCGTCAACATTTCCGAAATGGAATGCATAAACGTTCTAGCGAACGGCAACGACTTCGACACCAAAAGAGTTCGAAGGTTCGGATCCCGGCAAATGTCATAAACAGTGTGCCACACCGTCACCAGCGTCGACTTCGAATGATACGGCGGCATGTTGATCAACACTCGAGGGTTAGCACCCGTCACCGCATCCGCAATGTCCTGATGAAATTTCGGAGTGTCATGATGCACACCACAGTCGGGGCACGACCAGTTCTGCAAATAATGCTCACAAAACTCCGTGAACGTCCCAATGCGACGCTTCTCATTCACACCCAAAGGACCAACCCGCTGCTGCTCCTTCACCTCAGCAACACGAGCCTCCCTCTTCTCCCGCTCAACCTTCATCCGCCCAGACAAATGCTGACGAGACAAACCAAACTCTTTAGCGGCAGCCGTCTGAGTCCACCCATGATTCAAACACTTATCGATAGCCGCCTTATACAAACGATCCTTCGGCCACGTCTTATATTTCGCCAACCGAGGCTCAGGCACCTAGCACCCCATATCTCGACGCAGGCGCTCCCAAACAGCCCACTGACTCTCCGTCCAATTGTGATCGATCGAATCCATCAACTGACTGCACTGCGGCGAATACCCAACCCCGTACACAATCGAAGAAGGATCCGCCGGAGCTTCCTCGCCACCCGGCCACAGCATGACGACGCCGCCGACTGCGGTACCGATCGCTATGACGGCAGCAGCGACCGCTTTCGTTATTTTGCTTACCGCTTGACTCCACTTGTCTGCTTTCTCTGCAACGTCTTCTATCGTCATGTCCGTCCCCCATCTATAAACCCTTGACGAGTAGACACGTCTCGGGTAATAGATTGACTAGACAACCTTCGGTCAACAGCTTATGCCAGTCGAAGGAACAACCTACTCATCTTGGAACCGGAACCCCGAGCCACTGGCAGGCTGGTCGGAACGGTAGCGTCACCCGAAGAGGGTCAGCAAAGAACGTATAGAGCGACGACAGCTCATTAAAAGGTCGGGGATCACACAGGGCGGGGGGACAATCGACGTATGTCCGTACGTCAACAAGAGCAATCACAAAAACGACAAGAAAACAGCTCGACGAAACGACTACACCAGTATGTCGTTTTGTCGGCGACTAGGTGGGAAGCCTTTCCCCAGCCAGCCCGCCGCCGATCTTATGGACCCCGGTTGCGGGCAGGGCTCAGAGCCTGAGTTTCTGGGCTCAAGCATCTGTTTCTGCGCTGTGCAGCCCTGCGACCAGTCGATGCGTTGTTCTACGTCGAACATCCACCCTCTTCGATGTGGATCTGGATGTATTTCGAAGGTAATGAGCCGACCGTCAATAGATACGACGCTCAAGCGAGCGGCGCAAGTGATTGGTCGGTTGTGTGGGGGGGGGTCGGGGTCGGTCCGGGTGGTGGTGGTGGTGGTGTCGATTGGGGTCGTGTTGGGGGTCGTGTGGCGTTGTTGGGGGAAATTTCTTTTGGTGTGTGTGGCCTATGTATTTAGGCGCTGGTGGGTGTGTTTGGATATTTTTGGGCACATTTGTTTACAATTGACTTGACTGGTCTAGTTGACCTGTGGTTAGATTTCTGCATCGACATACGGCACCAGCGGCCTTCGGGTTCTATTGCTCGCCAACTTGCATCGATCGGGGGGAAGGCAGTTCCCAATAGTCGCAGGGCAACCGGAGGGCAGACTCCGGGACCGAGGGGCCGATACGTCGGACCGGGTGAGAGTCCCACAATCCCGCAGCGGCGAGTGCGCCCCACCCGGCTTCATCGCTGGCACCGCTTAACGAGACGGGAGAACCACCAGATGGATCAAGGGCAATCGAGTCTTTGACCAATCGGGTTCCGGATGAGCAGCATCGGATTAGCTGCCATGTGGATGGGTTTGAGGTCGTTCACTGCTTCGGCATACCGGCTTCTCGCAACCTTGAATCATGGCTTATCGATGCTGGGACCAGGCCGGGACTGCCCAGGGCTTCGGCCTAGCGAATCAATGGGCCTTGATCACGACGGTGAAATTCCTCCTCCTCGTTCCCGAATTGACGGGCTGATGAGAGTCCTTCCGGGCTCAAGAAACGAGGAGGAATAGCAATGACCAATTTGAACGATGCAATGGCAGCAGCACGAGAACTGTTGGACAACAACATGAACACGCTCCCCAAGTATCAACCGATTAGCCCTAGCGGCAAAGACGTTGAAGTGAAGCTTGGAGGCGAAACTCGCATGCTGAGTGACTGGCTTGAAGAGATGAATGATGCGTTCCCTGAGTCCACCTACGAGATGGACGAAGTGAGCATGTCTGTGCTCTCGGATCGTGTCCACCCAGCGGATCGCATCCAATAGTCGAAACACCTCTTCGGAGGTGTCGTCGGGGGATGATCTCCCCGGCCTGATGAGCCCAATTCTGGGCCTCGGACAGATCACCACGAGGAGGAACAATGATAGATACAGCGAACTACCCGAAGATGTGGGTGGCAGTTCCGGTTGTCACTAATCCGAAGAATGCGAGCTATGGGGCTGATGTTCAAGAGGCCAAAAGCGAAGTGTTTCGGATGTGCAACACAGAGGATGCCATCGCAGACATCTGCCCTACTGGCTGGTTCCGAGTCGTGACTCGGACCGATCGGTTGCCGTACCTGTTTGTTGAGCTTTACAGCCTTGACGGTGCCGATGGAGATATCCCGGCGGCCGCCAAGTTCTTTATGCAAAACAATTTGGACGCTGACTGGCCAGCAGATCTTGACCCTGAGACGGGTCACATCCGAGGGTTCTCAACATCTATTTACTAAGCCGAAACGCTCCTTCGGGAGCGTCGTCGCAGGGTGTTTCCTGCGGCCTGATGATGGCAGACATCTTCAGTACCCACGAGGAGGAACAATGACATACAAATCGACTTTTGAGGCGCTGGACGTATTCAAAAGTTCAGATGGCACGACGTACCGTGAGTACGAGGCCAGAGGCCAGGCCCTATGGGGTTCTGTTGACCTCATTGAATGGGAAATGGATGGCAAGTCCGGCAATCACGATCTTAAAGCGATCTTGGTTGCTAACGCTCACGGATCGATCTCGGCACGGAGCGTGCGCCCCGGCTGGGAAGGCGTTGAGATCTCACTGAGGGACGACGCTGCTGGCTGTCAAGAGCTTTCACTGAAAGTTACTGATGATCAGGCACGAGTGCTTCGGGATCAGTTGAACGCTCTTTACGACGCTCAAGAAATTTAGTCGAAACGCTCCTCCGGGAGCGTCGTCGGGAGATGGACTACCCGGCCTGAAGAGATAGTCCACCACGAGGAGGAATAATGCATATAAGAACAGGTACCAGTAAGGGTGCTCCGCTAGTTGATCGTGACGACGTCAGTGTTGGTGACGTCGTAGTGATGGACAGCCGAGGCCAACGTGGAACTGCCATAGTGACGAAGATTGGCCGAACAAATTTGACGGGCAGTTACGTCACTGTTGGTGGTCTCAAGAAGGCTCGGCCTTATGGCGACAACCGAGGTGTTTTTGTTACCAATAAGGTGACCAAAATCACTGACTGCTGGAAAGCAGATTCGGCTCAGGTGTGGGGCAATTTTTCCATGCCTTTGGACGAACAGCTTCCAGAACAAGTGCGACGCACGTTGGAGAATCCATGGCTGTCTCACACCGTCAACTATCAAGACGGGTGGGACAACTACCGATTCAATGACTACGGCTGGTCGTTCGTCAGGACACCTAACGGTGAAGAGACTGCCTACAAGCATGATGAAATCCCTGAGGGGTCAACAATCTTGATTGGTCCGGGCAAGTATCAAAAGCGACGGGGCGAAGGCCTGCACACCCTTAACAAAATGTGGCAGGAAATATTTGGCTGATTACAGCGCATCGGCCACCGGCTTCGGCTGGTGGTCAGTGCAGTGTCATCAGACACTGAAATACCCACGAGGAGGAACAGATATGAATGAATTCACAAAAGCGATGGATCAGTTTTTGACTGAGGGTCTAGCTCGCATCGATGAAATACCTGATGAGGTGCTAGCTCGACTGTTGAATGATGATCGTCCTGAGCCTACGTTCAGCCAGCCCCACGGGATGGTCTGATCATGAGCGAAGAATACGAGATCGTTGGTGAGGACAAACTTTGGGATATCCCAAGCGATTGGACATACGGAGGCAAATACGGTCATGACGGATGTCACCGCTGCGGTAAAAAGGTAGGCAAGCATCCAGCCCAAATTCATGTCGTAGCAGGCGGCGGCACTTTGTTGTCAGTCGAGTACGGCATCGACAAGTTCAGCCAATACGACGACGTATCAGAACACGAAGAAGCTGGCGGCGATATGTACTGGTTCCCAATCGGGTCCGAGTGCAAGAAGCACGTACCAGCCGAATTCGTTTCAGAGCCAGAAAACTAAATGCAACGGGTTAGACATCAGCTTCGGCTGGTGTCTTTCCCGATGCCGTTAGGTATCAGCTAACCCACGAGGAGGAATAAATATGGTTACCGAACAAGACAGATTCAACAGGAAAGTTCAGTACCGGGACGACCGGCTACGCCAAGACATCGCCAAACTAGAAGAAGAAGTTGCAAAACTTACCGACCGGTTTGACGCAGATTGGAAATATGGGCCTGTCTGGGCAGCTTGTTTTGAGCGCACTTTGAACGCTCAAGAGTTGCTGTCACAAGTGGTGGAACTAAACACGATGTTGGATCGTGGCCTCGAAGATTATCTTCTTGTCTACGACAACGTTCATGCGAGGCGGCACGGCATACCTGTCGAACAGGTAACGGCCGAGCGACACGCTTCATACAGCTAAACGCAACGGATTGAGCACCGCCTCCGGGTGGTGCTTTTTCCGATGTCTTTAGACATCCCTTGAACCCACGAGGAGGAAGTATGAAACATGATTGCGGTGGTGATCCGTCAATCACCAATTACGGCCGTGGCTGTCGATGCGATCTGTGTCGATCAGTCAAATCTCTCTATGAGAGAGAGCGCCGTGAGCGTGCCAACAAGCAGACCGTTGCGTCGAAAGACGGAACTCGGAAGCCTGCTGGCAAGCGAGATAACCCAGTCGTTTTTAATGACGCATACAGCCAGATCGAGATCGTGCGAGCGCACCCTCATCTGGATTGGAGCGACAAATTGAAAGCTGCTGCTGGCATTAGCTGATGTCAGCGAGTTGCGGATTGGTTAGGGAGGCCGATCCTCAACTCGGTGCTATCAGCACCCCTTAAACCCACGAGGAGGAAATATGAACAACTACGAAAAGCTCAATTCGTTGAGCAACGTAGCCATTATCGAAGTGAATGACCAGCCGGTTAAGGATTGGTCAGCATTTCGATTGCAAAACGAGGCAGACACCTCGTTTACCCCACGAAGAGAAAGTCAAGGCTCAAAGTTCCTTGAGTCTGTCCGTGATGCGTTCATCGAACGCATGGAATTTCAGCGCAGTGATGCGATCGACAAAGCTCGGCCGTGGCATGAAAACGAGGACTATGTCCTCGAGATCATGGACGACGACGCTGTCGACATCATTCACGAAGTCGTTGACGGATGCGTGCCTATCTACACTGATCAGATCTGGGAGGCTTTTGTTGGCCTCGGTGCCTGGTCTGAGGATCTATCTGAGTTAGGTGGCCCGGAGACCGACATGAACAAGAACGCCATGACGGCGCTCTACATGATCGGCTGCAGGCTCGGAGATGCTCTCTGGCGTAGTTATCGGAAAGAGCTGATGACATGATTCAGCTCACCGAGCACGGCAAGACTGGAGTGTTTCTTATCTGCTTCTTGATCGTGTACATCATCGTCTCAGACATGGAAATCACTTATTGCCTTGAGACAGGAGTGTGCCCGTGACTACCACAGCTAACACTCACACAGTCGAGCGGCGAGTAGTGCCGCTGGGCATGGGACTGAACACTGTGGCTTTCCTTGTGAAAGACAACCTCGGTGTGACTGTCCATTTTGGTAATAGTCAAGAGGAAGCTGAGCAGTTAGCAGCTTCTTTGTCCGAACCTAAACCCGACGAATAGAGAGGAGGGAATAATGT